AACTCTACCCACCGCACGGCCACCGTGAGGACGAGGTTCCCTTTATGGACAAAATCACCACAGCCACCAACGTTGCCGCCTACGGCGCGTCGACCGGCTCTTTCGGCTTCTGGTTCTACAAACTTACCACCTCCATGACGCCTGACCAGTGGGCCGCCGTGGGGGTAATGGGCAGCCTTGCGTTTGCGGGCCTGACCTGCGTCAGCAACATGGCCATTAAGGTATGGGCCATTAAGCGCGGCGTAAAAATCCCCGGCGATGAGGAATAGCGTATGCGCCTCCGTTTTCCACCCGGCCTGATGAAAAAAGTGATTGCAGCAAGTAGCGCTGGCGCACTGGCTATCGCGGTTGCCCTGTTGGGCGGTCACGACGGCGTGGAAGGTCGCCGCTATACGGCCTATCAGGACGTGGGCGGCGTGTGGACCGTCTGCGACGGGATCACCGGTTCCGACGTTAAGCGGGACCACAAATACACCGACCCGGAATGCGATGCTCTGCTGCAAAAGCACCTCGCGCCGGTAAAGCGTGTTGTTGACCGGGCCGTAAAGGTCCCGATTGACGAATACACGCGCGCCTCCCTGTATTCCTTTGCCTACAACGTGGGAACGGGCGCGTTTGAGCGTTCGTCCCTGCTACGGCATCTCAACGGTGGCGACACCGGGCAGGCGTGTAACGACATGCAGGCCTGGGTAAACGTGAACGGCAAGCGCAATCGCGGGCTGGTTTACCGGCGCTACATCGACCGGACGGTTTGCATGATGGGGGCCAAATGAAAAACGCGATCTTTTGTGCCGTTGGCGGCGTGCTTTTGCTGGCGTTCGGCGCACTGGCTTTTCTGGCGTTTCACTATCACGGAAAAGCCGTGGTTGCAGCCGGGGAAATCAGCCAGCTAACCAGCGACAACGCGCTGCAGACGGAGACGATTGCAGTCCAGGCGCTGACCTTCCAGACGTTTAACACGCTGGCGGCGAAGTCGCAGCAGTACGCGACGAAGGTTGCCAGCACCAGCGAGGAAAAGACCATTGAATACCGCACGATCCTCAAAAGTGTGCCGGTGCCGGTTTGCAGCCAGCTTGTTCCTGCTTCTGTTTCTGACGGGCTGTACGACTACGCGGACCGTTTACGTTCCGGCGCAGTGTCCGGCACTGTCGTCGACGCTGACCGCGCCGGTACTGGTTCCGCTACCGCCCGCACCCTGACTTACTGCCAGGCGGTTTTATGGATTGACCCGCTTCTGTCCTCACTGGACAAGGCAAACGACCAGCTGGCTGGCATCCGTGCAGAAGACGCACAGCGAACCGCCCCGGCAACCACCGCCAAATAACACCCAGGACAATCTCACTTGAAACGAATCCTCCTTATCGCGGGGCTGGCTTTTAGCCTTGCCGCGCTGAGCGGTTGCGGCCAGCAGCCGGACAAAAGCGACATCATCAACGCGCAGGCTAAACAGATCGCCGTACTGAAAGAACAGAACGCCGATCTGCAACAGGGCTGCAGCGTTCCGGCGGTCCAGCAGGGCGCGCAGGCTGGCGCGCCGGTTGCGCAGGTTAGCGGGCCGCCCGTCGTGAACAGCGCCCCCGCGCCGGTTTACGTGCAGCAGCCGACGGTTATCCACGAACGCGACGGCACCGGAGACCTTGTGACCGGCATGATGCTTGGCCACATGCTTTCCGGCGGTAACGGTGGCGGCGGTAACAGCCACACCACAACCCGCGTCGTGAACAACTACCACCAGACAGCGCCACCGGCAGCTGCGCGGCGTAGTTGGTTTTCGTCTTCCCGAACATCGGCCTTTACCAGTAAGCCGGTGGTAAGGCGTTCGACGTTCAGCGCCACGCCGTCAAAATCATTTTCATCCAGCCGCAGCAGCTTTCGCAGCCGCCGCTAATCAGGGGTACGCCAATGTTTCGATGGTTACGCGAACGGCGCAAGCGCCGCGAAAACGAGGCACGCAAGGCACGGGAACAGCTACGGCGCAAGGCAGGGCTTCGCCCGTCTGAGAGCACGTTCATGGAAAGTTTGATCCCGGATGAAATCAGCGACGGCGTGGCAGAGCGCTACGCCGTGCAGCTGATTGCGCAGGCATCGCTGAGCAACGAACGGATGGCCGCCATCGCTACGGAGCCGGACCATTTTCCCCGCACTTTTAAGGCAGAACCGCATTACACCCCACCGCCTAAAGAGCATGAGCTACCGGTCCGCATTACGGTTTTAGGCGGCGGTGGCAGTGGCGGTACGGGCCACGGTGCCAGTATCAACACCGGCGGCGGCGGTCACAGCGGTCACGATAGCCACAGCAACCACAGCAACCACAGCAACCACGACAGCCATACCAGCTACGACAGCGGCAGCAGCTATGACAGCAGCAGCAGTAGCGACGGGGGCGGGGGCTGGTAATGCCATCACCGTGCCAGCCATCCCGGCTGGCACGCTAATGCCATTCCCGGAGGCACCATGAGTTTAATCACCTGGCTGAAAGCCAAATTTTCTACAAAGGAGACCAATGTGTCTGAGACTTCCGTATCCGCAGCCGCTGACGCTGCAACCGCCCCCACTGACGCCGCTGTCGTATCTGATGCTTCCGTATCTACTACCGACGCGGCTTCAACTGGTACTGCCGCCACCGTTGCTAATTCTGGCACTACTTCTGATGCTTCCGCATCCGTTGCTACCGCTGATTCTTCTTCTAATGCTTCCGCATCCGTACCGGCTGTTGCTGATTCTTCCGCGACCGTTGCCGTTGCCGACAAAGACGCGGGCGATGATGAAGTGGTTGCGGATGAGTCCGTGGAAACGCCTGTCGATGCAGTCCTGGCAAAACTCAAGGAAGTGCTGGCGTTCGCCGGTCATGAGTTAGAGCGCGACTGGGACCTCGCTGTTAAGTTCGCCAAACACCTGGCTTAACCGCCAGCTGAACAGGTCCGCTCCGGCGGGCCTTTTTCTTGTCTGAAAGAGACGCAGTATGTTCACGATTAAATACGTTCGCGATAAAGCGGCCCTGATTACCGAAGCGCAGGAAGTAAGCCTCGCGAAGCCCGGCAGCCCGCAGTATGAGGCAGCGCTGGCGCTGGCAGAGGAATACGGCCTGAGCAAGCCAGACCTGATTCAGACGTTCAAAACGGAAGCCAGACCAACCAGCGGAATGCTCGGTTTGCTTTTCCGTAAACAGCCCGGCAGCTACGTGCTGACCACGGAACGCGAAGGCCAGCCCGGCAAGCCGGTTGCTGTGATCCTTTCCGATGCACTGGACCCGAACTTGCCAGACGTTCCCGGCAACAGCTACCAGTTTGTGTATGACGGCGAAGCCGCTTTCATCATGAACCGTTACGGCCAGACGGTAGAGCTTATCCGCCGCTAGTAACACCACAAAGCGCCCTGAAGGGCGTTTTTTAGTGTTTCGAGCAAAGTGGGACCACGGTCCCAGCCGAACAACGTTTAACCAATTGGGACCACGGTCCCAACCGGAGCCACATGATTACGCCAGACAATGCCGCCACCGTTGGAAACGTCACCGGCAACGCCTTTCTGGCCATGCCCGGCCTTGTGACGATTGGATCAGGTTATGACCTTAGCGACATTGATCTGACCACCGAAACGCTGGACGAGCGCGTGCGCTTTGCGTGCGACAGCGCACGGCTGTATTGGGCCGCAGACGGCACGCTGAAGACCGCCGCCGCCAATGTATGGCCACTGGAATATTCAGCCGGAACCGGCAAGGCTGTCGGGCGAACGCTGCCCGAACCGCAGGCAACGAACTACCAGCTTTCAAGTCGTGGCAACGTTGCACAGTCCGTCACGGTCAATCCCAGCGCGGCTTTCGTTACTGACGTCGGAACAAGCGTTACCACGGCGGTCGGGCCTGACGGTGGCGGAATTGGGGAGGCCCCGGTGACGTTTACCCTGTATGGGGTATACAACGCCACGGCAGGAGCCTGGCTGGTTAATGCGACAGGTGTTGCGCCGGGTAGCGCATGGGAGCGGATTGCGCTTCCGTTTACGCTTACCGCTGCTGGCGTCCTGCGCACCTATAACGCGCGTGCGAGTTCGTCCTCTTACGTGTACGGCCTGACGCCGAACGCCATCCCTGCAGGGGCTTGCGTGGCGTCATTTTTCCGCAGGCTGGACGGAACCACCGGCGTTATTTCCGGGTTCGTTCAGATTGAGGCCGGGAGCTATGCCACGTCGCCGATCATCACCGGCACGACCGCCGTCACGCGTGCCGCTGCGTTTGCTTACGTGCTTACGCAGGGCGCGAAAGGGATCACCGTCACCTACAGCGACGGCACCAGCGAAAGTTTCACATTCAGCGGCGAATACCAGTATCCGCTGCCGAATCCGAGCGCCCATTGGGGCGCGCGTTACATCACTAAAGTGGCCTATCAGTCATGAGATACCTGCGATTCCCTGACGAGGCGACCGCGATAGCGGCCTGCCCGAACTGGCGCAGCGGCGACGGCTGGATAGCACCCAAAGAGCGCACACAGATTGTTGTGCGCGGCACGCTTTACGAACCTTCAACGCAGGACGCCGCCGGGGCAATAGCCGCCGGGGCCGCGCTGGACGGTTTCCATATTGACGTGATAACCGGCAACGTTCCGACAGCCGCGAAGGCATACGAACTGACACCGGCCAATCCCCATTTTGAACAGAACTGAGGCACACAATGGCAACCACAGGCATTGAGCCGGACGGAACGTGGCAGCAAGTCACCGACGGCACCCAAACCGCCGCGCTGCAGGTTAAGAAAGGCATCGTTGCTATCTGTGATTCAGACACGATGCCGGACGCCGCCTCTGAATTTCATGACTACGACAAAAACGTCACGATCACCCCGCCAACCATCGCCTGGATGAAGAACATCACGCCGGGTAAAGGTGGCGATTTGGGGTACGCGAAAGTCGTGGTTATTAAGTGATATGGCCGGGCTTAAAGAGCTATCAGCACAACTTCGCAGCCTGCAAAAGCAGGTCCCGTTTGCCACCGCTCAGGCGCTGACCAGCGTCGCCCGCCAGATTCAGGAAGCGGAGCGCGTCGCGATGAAGCGCAAGCTGGAGAATCCCACGCCGTTCACCGTAAATGCCGTTGGTTCTACGGCTGCGCGCCGCGACAACCTGCAGGCGAAAGTATTTGTCCGCGACATTGCGGCCAGCTATCTGGAGCCGTTCGAATTTGGCGGTCAGCACAAGCTGAACAGCCAGGCGCTGCTTAACCCGAAGAACATCAAGCTGAACAAGTACGGCAACCTGACGCGCAGCAAAATGGCGCAACTAAAGGCAAAGCCGGACGTGTTTGTCGGAGAGATTGACGGCGTGAACGGCGTCTGGCTGCGCAAGAAAGCGAAGGGCAGGAAGGGCGCGAAACGGCGTAAGCGATCCGCAAACGGCACACGACGTGAGCCGATAAAGCGCAGCGGGCCGAAGTTGCTTATCCGGTTCGGCAACGCGCTGGACGTTAAGCCGGTCCTCGGTTACATGGACCGCGCCGGTGCAATGGTCAACAACCTGTTGCCGGTCGAACTTGACCGGGCTGTAGGCGCAGCGCTGGCCAGCATGAAATAGGTGAATTTATGCACGTTATTTTGCCGCCGCTGGAAGAGTTTTCCCCAGCCGATTTACGGGAAGGGCGCGCCTCACGGTGTATCACCCGGAACAACGCGCTGAATGAATGCGCAGCTGCTATTACCCGCGCAGGCGGAACAGTCAGCCACGGTGATCCCTGGGTTCGAATAGAACTTCCCGACGGGTTAGTGGTGAAAACTAATCAGCGCTATCGAAAGAAACAACGCGGCATGCCTGAGAGCTGGCCTGCACGACAGCCGGAGATAAGCGCCGGATGCCGCCCCATTCCGATTGGGACCACGGTCCCAACAGCAACTACCGCGCCATAGCCTCTGTTAGCCACGCTTTCCCGGCGGGTTATCACGCTACGGCCTTTTAATTCACGGACGCAAAATGACAGCACAGAACAGCCCGGCAACGGTCACGATCCATATGACCGCAACGGATGAAGCCGGTAAGCCGCTGGCTGGCATTCACCGGCAGGTAAGCATCAAAGAGATGCGCCAGCTTGATTACCCGGTCCTGGTTGAGGCAACCGCCGAAGCAGCCGCCGAACTGGAAGGCATCATCAGCAGCTATTACGGCATGCAGCCAAAACCTTAAGTGGGACCACGGTCCCAACAGGAGAAGAAATGAGCCGTGAACAGGAAACGCCAGAACAACTGGAAGCACTGAAGCGCGACATGCTGGAAAAGCACGAAGCCACCGTAACCGCCGCTTATAAGTATTTCTGCGCGCTTCCGATTGGTGACGCACGTATTCAGGCGCATGAGGTTTACCAGAACATCCGATTAGCTACCCGCGTTTAACTGGGGCCAAGGCCCCAACAGGAGCAGAAATGAAAATCCATTACGGCGCGCGCGTCCAATACCCTGACGCCGCAGACGTTGAGCGCGTCACCAACGAAGTGATTGCAAAGTTGTCCCGGAATTTGCCGTCACGATCACGCTTTGGGGCAGACGTTATCGCGGCAGAAATCAAACAACGTCTGTGCGCTGAAATCTGCGTCGAGGTTGACCTTGTGTTGAGCGCTTCGACTGCGCAGGCCACGCCGCAGGCAGCCCCCGCGCATCTGGTCGCCAACTGGCTGGCAACCCCATCGTTTCTTGGGTCCCTCCCCGGTCCTTTATAGATCGCGGGCATTGCGCGCCGCGTGTTTTCACTAGCTACAAATTTTTGGTTTTTTGGGTAACAGGTAACAGGTAACAAAAAGATGAATCAGGCTGACTTTGCAAAACTTCACGGCGTAAGTCGGAAGACGGTCACAACGTGGAAGGCACGCGGCTGGCTGGTTCAGGTCGGTGACGAGGTGGATGTTGAGGCGTCAAACGCGAACATCGAGCGCTATCGGAAAACTGTTACCCGCCCTGAAAAAAAAAAGAAATCGTCCGTAATCGAGGTAACGCTGAGGATACGGATCGAGGTAACAGCGGACCAGCCGGTGACGGTGACGACGGAGACGATGAGCAGCACATCGCCAACGTTGCCGAACGGCTAGTCAAAGACTACGGCGCGAACCTGACGCTGGACGAAGCGCGCACCGTGAAAGCCAACTTTCACGCGAAGCTGGTCCAGCTGGATTACGAACAGAAGGCCGGGCGGCTTATGCCTTTTGAGGACATGATCCACGCCGTCGGAGATGAGTACGGGCGTATCCGTACCCGTCTGAATGCTATTGCCCCTGAACACGGCCCCCGCCTGCGATTGCTTGCCCTGACCAGCGACGACAAGGAATTTACCGCCGCGCTTGATGACATCATTCGCGAAGCAATGGAGGAGCTGAGTGCAGACGCAACCGAACGACCAGGCAGCGGATAAGCCGTCAGCCTGGCAGAATTTCAAAAGCCTGCTGCTGGCCGTGCGCCGCGCATTAAAACCTGCAGAACCACTTCGCCTCAGTGAATGGGCGAACAAATACGCGGTGCTGTCGAAAGAGACATCATCGCAAACGGGCCGCTTCCGTTCCTTCCCGTATCAGGACGGCATCATGGACGCCTTCACCGATCCGAATGTGGAAACGGTAAGCGTCATGAAATCGGCCCGCGTCGGCTACACCAAAATCCTCGACCACGTAATCGCCTATTACATCGGGCATGACCCGTCGCCGATTCTGGCCGTGCAGCCGCGCGAGGACGATGCGGAAGATTACAGTAAAACTGAAATCGCCCCGATGATCCGCGATACCCCGCAGCTGGCAGCGCTGGTCGGCGGTCCCAAAGCCAAAGACAGCAGCCAGACGATAGCGAAGCGAACCTTCATCAACGGTTCCAGCCTGACCCTGATTGGTGCCAACAGCCCCGGCGGCTTTCGCCGTATTACGTGCCGCATCATTTTGTTTGATGAGGTGGACGGTTATCCCGCCAGCGGCGCAGGCAACGAGGGCGACCAGATTGCCCTGGGTAAGAAGCGATCCGAATCCTACTGGAACCGCAAGATTGGCATCGGTTCAACGCCGACGGTGAAGGGCGTCAGCCGTATTGAGAAATCCTTCAACGACAGCGACCAGCGCTACTACTTCATGCCGTGTCCGCACTGCGACGAATTTCAGGTGCTGGAGTGGGGCGACCGCACGTCGCCTTACGGCATCAAATGGGAACGCGACGAGGACGGCAACGGCCTGCCCGAAACGGCTTATTACGCCTGCCGCCATAACGGCTGCGTTATCCAGCACACCGATTTACCGCTGATGCTACAGCGTGGCGAATGGCGCGCGACAAAGCCGTTTAAGGGCCACGCCGGGTTTCACATCTGGACCGCGTACAGCCTGTTCCCGAACGCCGCCTGGAAAAAGCTGGTTGAGGAATGGCTGGGCGTTAAAGACGACCCGGTAATGCGCCAGACCTTCATCAACACCACGCTGGGCCTGCCTTATGAGGATTCTGGCGAGAAAGCGCTGAGCGAGAAAAAGCTGGTCGAACGCACCGAAGTATTCGGCGCGGAAGTCCCGGATGGCGTTGCCCTCCTTACGGCTGGCATCGATACGCAGGACGGACGCTTAGAGGTGGAAGTCACCGGCTGGGGGCGCAACGAGGAAAGCTGGTCCATTGCCTACGACGTGATCGAGGGCGATATGGACACGCCGGAACCGTGGATGCGCCTTGATGCGTACCTGAAACAAATATGGCGCCGGGCCGACGGTCGGGGCTTCCCGATCATGGCGGCCTGTATCGACTCGGGCGGCCACCATACGCAGGCGGTGTACACCTTTGCAAAAGAGCGCATTGGTCGCCGCATTTGGGCGATTAAGGGCGAATCTGCCCGCAATGGGAAGCGTTCTCCTGTCTGGCCTAACCAGAAGCCGTCCAAACGCAGCAAATCGGCGTACCGCCCGATCATTATCGGCGTCAACGCCGCAAAGGATGCGATCCGCAACCGGCTGCACCTGGACCCGCCCGCACCGGGCGAACGGCAGGCTGGTTACATGCACTACCCGGCGGACCGCGACCTGAATTACTTCAGCCAGCTGCTGGCCGAGCGTTCGATTGTGAAACGTTCCGGCGGCTATCCGTACCGCGTGTGGGAGCTGCGACCGGGACGCGCTAACGAGGCGCTGGACTGTCGTGTTTACAACTACGCCGCGCTGCATGGCCTGATGCATTCGGGCCTGAAACTAAACGCGCTGGCCGACAGCGTGGAAGCCAACCCGGACAAGCTGGTCGCTGCACCGCGTGTGGTTGAGCCAAAGCCGAGCTTCCAGTTACCCGGCGTCATTCTTCCCGAAGAAAACAACGAGCCGCGCAAGCGCCGCTCTAAACGACTCCCGTCATAAGGCAACCCCATGCAAACACCCCAAAGCGGCCTGCTGGCCGGGATGAGCCGTGAGCAAATGCAGGCAATGCTTGCAGAGGCGCAAAAAACGCTCATCGAATTACAGCTGGGCAAAAAGGGCGTCTCGTTCAGTTACACCCAGGGCGACGGCACGCGATCCGTTACCTATCAGCCAACCAGTGTGGCCGACGTTACGTCCGTGATTATGCAGCTGCAGAACGCGTTAGGCGTTCGCGGTAGCCGCCGCCGTGCCGTGAGGTTCCGTTACTGATGAATACGAACGACGTCCGAATTTTAGGCGCGAACGGGCAACCGTTGCCACCATCGCGGCCTCGTTACGGCGCGCTGCAGGGTTCCGGGCGCGTTCCGTATGACGCCGCTGATACGTTCAGCGATCAGATGGCCGACTGGCAGCCGGCCCTTTGGTCACCTGATAACGAAATCAATATTTACCGTGACCGGATGGTATCGCGCATCCGTGATATGGTCCGAAACGACGGCTGGGCCAGCGGTACGGTAACGCGCATCCTGGACAACGCCGTCGGCGCAGTTTTCCGGCCGATTTTTAAGCCCGACTATCGTTATCTCCGCATGATGACCGGCAACAAAGGATTTGATGCGGAATGGGCAGACGAATACGCGCGCTACCTCGGCGCGCACTGGCGAACGTGGGCGGAAGACGAAGGCCGCTGGTGCGATATGGAGCGCAAGCTGACCGTATCGCAACAGCTACGCCTCCTGATGCGCCACAAACTGGTCGATGGTGACAGCCTTGTGCTGATGCATTACGACACGGACCGCCTCGGTCATGGGAATGCCAGCTACGCCACCGCCGTGCAGGTTGTGGACCCTGACCGCCTGAGCAATCCGCAGCAGGTTTACGACATGCTGAACATTCGCGGCGGCGTGGAAATCGACAACAACGGCGCGCCGGTGGCTTACCACATTCGCGAAGCCCACATGGGCGACTGGTGGAGCGGTGAAAAGACGATGACGTGGCAGCGTATCCCGCGTGAAACGTCGTGGGGCCGTCCGATCGTTATTCATGACTTTGAACATGAACGCGCTGGCCAGCATCGCGGGATCAGTATTTTTGCCCCCGTGGTTCAGCGTCTGAAAATGCTGATTAAGTATGACCAGACGGAGCTGGAAAGCGCCATCCTGAACGCCATGTTCGGGGCGTTTATCCAGTCGCCTTACGATCCGGCAATGGTGGACGACGCGCTCGGCGATAACGACAGCCTCGGCGCGTATCAGGACGAGCGTATTGATTTCCACAACGACCGGCGCATTTCGCTGAAAGGCGGATCGCGTATGCCGATCCTCTTCCCCGGCGAAACCATTTCCACGGTTAACGCCGCGCGACCGTACAGCAACTTTTCGGTGTTTCAGGACGCGTTCCTGCGAAACATCACCGCCGCCACCGGCCTTTCCACGCAGCAAATCACGCAGGACTGGTCGAGCGTTAACTACAGTTCGGCCCGCGCCGCGATGCTGGAAGCATGGAAGACGCTCACGCGTCGCCGCCATGAATTCGCCGTCGGCACCGCACAGCCAATCGCCACCTGTTTTGTTGAGGAAATTCACTCCCTCGGCGGCGTTCCGCTGCCAGACGGTGCGCCTGATTTTCTGACGGCGAGAACGGCGTACAGCCATGCGCAGTGGATTGGACCGGGGCGCGGATGGGTTGACCCGGTAGCGGAAAAAGAAGGCGCGATCCTCGGTATGGATGCGGGGATGTCGACGCTTGAAATGGAAGCCGCCGAAAACGTGGGCGAAGACTACGAAATCCTCCTGGAGCAGCGCGCGCTGGAGCGTAAGAAATTTGTGAGGCTTGGCCTACCGTTGCCGGAATGGCTTCAGCAGGACGAAGCCAAAGAAACGATTAAAAAACCGGAGGAAAAATGAATCTGCCGCTCTTAGCTCAGCGCATGTTTAACACGCCGCTGGCGCTTCACCCACTGAAAGCCGAAGTGGCGATGGCAGCCCTTTCGGAGCGGTTCGGTCTGACGCATATCCGCGCTTCAGACGACCGCTGGGCCGACGGTGAAAGAGAGTCATTCAGCCGCAAAGCACGCGACACCGGTTACACCGTGGTGGGCGGGGTAGCGATTATCCCGATCCACGGCACGCTGGTGCAGAAACTTGGCAGCCTTCGCCCCTACAGCGGCATGACCGGCTACGACGGTATCCGCCAGGCGTTTTTAAGCGCGCTGACCGATAGCGAAGTTCAGGCGATCATGCTGGATATTGACTCCGGGGGCGGCGAGGTTGCCGGTTGTTTTGACCTTGTGGACACCATCTACAACGCGCGCGGCACCAAACCCATCTGGTCGGTACTGACAGAAAGCGCCTATTCAGCGGCCTATGCCCTTGCCAGTGCCGCCGACCGTATCGTCGTGCCGCGTACCGGCGGCGTGGGTTCCGTGGGCGTTATCGTCATGCACGTTGACTGGACGGCCAAAATTAAGGACGACGGATTAGCGGTCACGATCATCACTTTCGGTGACCGAAAGGCCGAATCCAACCCCTATAAAAAACTGAGCGAACAGGCCCGCGACGCCATTCAAAAAGACGTCACCACAATGGGCGAATTGTTCGTCAGCACCGTAGCCCGCAATCGCGGGATCTCTTTTGAAACCATCCGGGATACGCAGGCGGCGACCTTCATCGCAGCCGAAGGCGTCGAGCTGGGGCTGGCTGACGCTGTAGCCTCGCCTGACGCGGCTTTCCGTGACCTTATCGCATTAATTGGAGACTGATATGTCATTTAAAAACTTTGCACACCTGCTGGGCATCAAACCGAAAGGTGCCGAAGGTGACGACGAAGACGAAAAAGCCAAAAAGGCCAAAGGCAAGCGTGCTGAAGAGGACGAACGCGACGATCCCGACGCCGAAGACGACGACGAGGCCGATGCCGAAGACGATGACGCCGACGCCGAAGATAACGACGACGACGCCGACGCTGAAGACGACGACGAGCCAAAAGGCAAAAAGGCCAAAGGCAAAAAAGCGCAGGACGACGACGAAGACGAAGCCGACGCCAAAGTGGCGAAGGGCCGTCGCATGGAGCGTAAGCGTTGCGCCGCGATTTTCGGCAGTAAAGCCGCAGGCATTCGCCCGGACATGGCCGCTTCGCTGGCATTCAGCACCAGCCTGAGCGCTTCGCAGGCCGTTCAGCAGTTAGAGCAGGCCGCCGCATTCAGCGCACCGCAGGGCGGGCGTATGTCGCTGGACCAGCGTATGCAGGGCGTGGAGCGTCACCGCCTTAACCCGGATGCGAAATCCACCGCCCCTACCGGCCAAAACGCCAAAGTGACCTCGATGGTCAGCCTCTATAACTCCGCAAAAGGCATTAAATAATGACCGTTAACGCATTTGGACAGAATCCGTGGCAGCCGGGCGCGCGCTCGGACGCTTTTATTCCCGATCAGCTGATTGCCAGCAATGCCCCGCTGATTGTCACCGACGATATCACTATCGCCGCCGGTAAAAGCTACAAGCGCGGCACCATCCTCGGTCGCCAGTCGCTGAAAACCGTCGTTGCATTGGCAGCCGGTGGCAACACCGGCAACGGCAAGGTCGTGGTTAGCCTCGGCAGTGCCGCAGAGGTAGGAGCGTATTCACTGACGGCCACCTCTGCGACCGAATTCAGCCTGGTTGATCCGAACGGCACCGCCGTTGGCACCGTAACCGCCGGGACCGCGTTCAGCGGAAACCAGCTGGATCTGACCGTGACCGCAGGCGCGACCGCGTTTGTTGTGGGCGACGTGTTCACCATCACCGTGACCGCCGCCGCAGGCACCTACGTGCTGAGCGTGCGCACTGCGACCGATGGCAGCCAGGACCCGTCCGTTGTACTGGTTGACGATGCAGACGCGACCGCAGGCGCGGTGAAAGCTGGCGGTTACTTCCAGGCGTCGATTAACCAGAACCGCATCACCTTTGATGACAGCTGGACCGTTGACGATCTGAAAGCGGAGCTGCGCGGCAAGGGCATCTTCCTGAAAGACAGCCTGAGCGCTACGCCGGTTTAACCCCCCTGTAATTCCCTGAATGTGAGCCTATGCCCTTAACCGGGCAGGGCTTCGCACGTCCAAAATTCGCCCGGTTAGCGCCGGGCTATGCGAGATTTTATGTCAGAAAACAACCAGAACATTTTCGACACCGCGACGCTCGTCGGCGTCGTGCCTAACCTGCTGCTTTCCCAAAACTGGATGATTGACCGTTTCTTCACGAACATCGTGGAGAGCCAGACCGAAGAAGTGGCGATTGACGTTGACGTTGGTAAACGACGGATGGCCCCGTTTGTCTCGCCGCTTGTTGCCGGGAAAATGGTGGAAAGCCGCCGTATGCAGACCAACGTATTCAAGCCCGCGTACATCAAAGACAAGCGCGCCCCGGACCTGCGCAAACCGATTCGTCGCCAGATTGGTGAGCGCATTGGCGGCACCTTCACCGGCGCGGAGCGTATGCAGCTGAACATGGCGTTTGAGATGGCCGACCAGATCGACATTCTGAACCGCCGCATGGAGTGGATGGGTTGCAGCGCACTGACCAGCGGCACCGTAACCATCAAGGGCGAGGGCTTCCCGGATACGCTGATTGATTTCGGGCGTGATCCAGAGCTGACCATCGCGCTGTCCGGTTCGGATAAATGGCCGACCGTTGTCGCCGCCGGTGCGACCAACACCCAGCCGACCGATGACATTGAGGAATGGCAGGCAATTCTGCTTCAGAAGTCTGGTGCCGCGCCAACCGACATCATCTTCACCAATGCCAGCTGGAAAGCGTTCAAGAAAGATACATCGCTGGAAGGCGCGATCATCTTCCCGAACATGAACCCATCCGGGAACCTGATTAACCCAGGTCCTCAGATTCAGACCGGCGCGGTCTGTAAGGGCTATTGGGGCAACTTCACGCTGTGGCTGTACAACGATTGGTATGTTGACCCGGACACGGACGAAGAAGAGCCGATGATCCCGGATGGCAGCGTAATCCTGACCAGTGCGGCCCTGATGGGTACGCGTGCGTTCGGCATGATTCTGGACCCGGCGTTCAACTACGGTGCGATGGCCTACGCGCCGAAGACGTGGCTGGAACAGGACCCGGCGCAGCAGATTTTGCTGATGCAGTCCGCGCCAATCGTGATCCCGAGTCGAGTTAACGCCGCACTTTGCGCGACCGTGGTGTAACGGATGGCTCCCCGTAAAAATGTAGCGGCAGAAAATGCCGCTGTAAACGCCTCAGAGGCGTCCGAAAGCGAAACCCTGACAACCACAAGCGAAGCGGCGAAAAGCGCCGCTGCGTTTGATTCCGGGGCCAATCCAACCACCTCAGACACCACCGGGCCGGATAACGGCGAGGTGGAAGTTGTTGTGCTGCCAAAACGCAGCCTGAAGCACAACGGCAAAAAGCACCGCCAGCACGCCAAATTGCATCTGCCGGCAGAGGAAGCAGAGCGCCTCGAAAAGATGGGTTTTGTTGTGTCATACGCGAAAGCCCGCGCAGAAGCGCTGGCCGCTGAAGGCGTGACCGTGTCCGTTAACGACGGCGTGCGCATTCGCGAGGCGTAACGATGATTGACTGGGACCAGAACCTTCTGGCCCCGCTGCAGGAGGTATTTGGTGAGCCGGTGAATTACCGGCCCGCTGGTGCGGCTGCCTACGATATTTCCGGGATTTTCGACCGGGCTTATACGCAGGAAGTTGAGCCACTGGACGACGGCGACCCGACGATCAACACCACGCATCCGGTGTTGGGCGTTCAGGACTCCGCGTTCCGCAAACCTCCGCTGCAGGGCGACCGGCTTTATATCGCCAGCGTGGCGCAGGTATTCGTTGTTAAAGACGTACAGCCGGACAGCCACGGCGGCACAAAACTCATTCTCAACCGCGTAAAAATCCTATGAATTCCTCAATCATCCGCACGCTCGTTGTGACCGCCCTGAAGGACGCCGCAACGGACGCGGGCGACCGCGTTTTTACCCCGCGAGACTGGCCGACAAACAGCGAAGACTATCCCGCGTTGCTGGTGCAGACCCCAATCGATCATAAGCGCTCGATGGGGCGAAACGCCCCGCAGTTCACCAGCGTGACCACGGTTCGGATCACTGGTCGCGTGGAAGAGTTCGACACGGAAACGGACGACGGCGCGCTGCTGGCCGAAGAGGCGCTGGAAGCGCTACGGCTTCAGGTTGAACAGGCCGTTATCAACAGCTTTGAGCTGACGAAGCAAACGCAGCAATACGTGGAAGTTCGCTCAACTATCGACGTTGACTCAAACGGCGAGGGCCACATTGGCCAGCTGCTGTATGAAATCGACATCGAATATTTCCAGGGGCCGGAAGACTTCTTCCCGATCGTCACCAACAAGCTGGAAGGCATCGACCTTCGCATCAGCCAACCCGACGGAACCGTCGTGCCTGGCTTTAACGCCGACCTTACCTAAAGCGAGACAAATCAATGCTTTTAAAACCATCCAGCGGGCGCGCCGTGCGCGATCCCGTTAAGGGCACCCTTTTGCCCGAATCCGGCGCAGAAATCACCCTCAACGCCTTCTGGCGTAAACGTCTACGTGATGGCGACGTGGAAGAAGTGACGGCAACCGTGACAAAGGCCAGCACCACAACCACCGCCAGCACCACCACCGCTGACACCACCGGAGCGACCAGCTAATGACGATTGCTTTTGCCAACATTCCGAGCAAGTTGCGCACCCCGCTTTTTTACGCGGAAATGGACAACTCGCAGGCGAACAGCGCCACCGCCGACCAGCGCACCCTGATTATCGGGCAGCAGCTTAGCACCGCCACGCAGACGGCAAACGAGCCGTTCCTTGCGTCCTCGGCTTCCACCGTGGGCGGCGTTTGCGGGTACGGTTCCATGCTTCATAACATGATGACCGCGTATCTTAAAAACGACACCGCCGGAGAGATTTATCTCCTGCCACTTGATGACGGCTCGGCCCTGATTGCGGCGACCGGCTCAATCAAGATCACCGCTGTTGCCACTACCGGCGGCACGCTTTCCCTGTATATCGCCGGGACCCGCGTTCAGATCGCCGTGGTAACCACGGATACGGTTTCCGCCGTTGCCACGGCCCTGACCACCGCTATCAATGCCGCAACGGCGTTGCCAGTTACCGCAACCAGTTCAGCGGGCGTTATCACCGTGACCGCGAAGAATGCGGGGGCGCTGGGTAATGACATTGATATGCGCCTGAATTACCTCGGTACCGCCGGTGGCGAAGCAACCCCAGCCGGGCTGGGCGTGACCATCACCGCCATGAGCGGCGGCACCAGTTCGCCCGCGCTGGATGATGCTCTGGCTAACCTCGGTGATAAGTCTTTTGACTTCATTATCAACCCGTACACCGACACCACTTCGCTGAACGCCGTGAAAGAGCTGCTGGCCGACGACACCGGTCGCTGGAGCTACAACTCGCAGCTTTACGGGCATTCATTGGGGATGCTGGCCGGGACTTACGGCGAACTGACCGCTGCAGGCGAACAACGCAACGACCAGCACGCGACGATTGTCGGCGTTTACGGTTCACCGACCCCGCCGTGGGTATGGTCCGCTGCTGTTTATGGTGCCGTGGCCAACAGCCTGCGAAACGATCCGGGCCGCCCGGTTCAGACGCTGGATGTTGCTGGCGTACTGGCCCCGCCGCTTTCGTATCGCTTTGACCAGCCGGAACGTAACAACCTGCTTTACAGCGGGATCTCCAGCGTCACGGTGGCAGACGACGGCACGGTGCAGGTTGAAAACCTCATTACCACCTATCAGACGAACAGCTACGGCGACGCCGATGATTCCTATCTGGAAATCGAGACGATGTTTCTCCTGATGTACGTGACGCGCTACCTGCGTTCCGTGGTCACAACGAAATATGCCCGGATGAAGCTGGCCGCCAACGGCACCAAATTTGCACCCGGTTCCGCAATCGTCACGCCGAACACCATCCGCGCAGAGCTAATCGCGCAGTACACCACGCTGGAATACAACGGCTATGTGCAGGATTCCGCCGGGTTCGCTGCAGGCTTGATTGTTGAGCAGAACAGTTCCAACCCGAACCGCGTAGACGTGTTGTGGGATGGCGTACTGATTAACCAGCTTCGCGTTTTCGCGCTTCTTAACCAGTTCCGCCAGAAGGCGAGTTCATAAGGATATAAATCATGGCAGATACAACCAACCGCCTCGCCGGTACGGCGGAAGTTTCGGTCGATGGCGTAACGATCATGGTCGTGGGCCAGTTCAAATACCGACCGAGCAAAGTTAAGCGTGAATCGCTGGTCGGCATGGATGGCGTCCACGGCTACAAAGAAAAGCCTGTACCCGGAATGATTTCGTGTCAGGTACGTGACAGCGGCGGCACCATCGTCGCCGATTTCAACGGGCAGACTAACGCGACCGTAACCTGCCTCCTGGCGAACGGGAAAACCATCATCGGAAGCGGGATGTGGACCATCGACGATCAGGAAGTAGAAAGCGAAGACGCGGTGTTTTCGGTGACGTGGGAAGGCTTATCGGTAACGGAGAGTTAATCAATGGAAGGGCAAGAAATGCAGGAAACGTTGGTCATTGAGCTGGACAACAAAATCACCAACTTTAACGGCTCGGAAGCATGGGAGAGCGTGCCGCTACGTGAGCCGCTTTACCATGAGGTATCCGATTTTTACAAGGAAGCCAAAAAGAGCAGTGAACACGATGCAATGGCTTTCCTGATTGGGAAAGTGTCCGGCGTGGACAAAATTGCGATCACCAAAATGCCGATCCGCAAGTTCCGCGAAGCGCAGAAATTCATGCTGGATTTTTTAAACTACTTCCCGACGAAGGACGCTGGCGGGAACTAATCGCGGAGCTGACTTATTTCTACAGATGGGGGCCGCAGGAAGGCTGGTCCCTGTCGTGGAGTGAGCTGGAATTCTGGCGTAAGCAGGCGTTCAGGATTAGGAAAATAAAGGCGGGCGCGGATGGCTAATGCATTCGACATTGTACTAAAAGCGGATGACCAGGTATCGCAGGCGCTCAAAAATATTGATGAGCAGGTTCAAGGTCTGCAACCGCAGCTGGACAAAACCCGCGCCGGGCTGACGCTGGGCGGGCAGGATACGCAAGACGGACTAAGCGACATCAACCAGTCTTTCGAATCCCTGAGCCGCTTCGCTAAAGATAACGTCCAGTTCATCGGGGATATGGTCCCCCCGCTGAAAAACTTTGTTGGCATGGCCGGTAACATGGGCGGTCTGGTCGCAAAGATGGGCATCGCCGGTGGGGCGGCTTATCTGGCTGGAAAGGGGATCGTCTCGTTTGCCACCGGTATGGGCGAAGCGTCAGAAAACGCCTATGGCCTACAGGTGGCGGCAGAGAATGCAGGGATGTCGGTCAAGGACCTGAGCCAGCTTTCCGGGGCCATGCAATTGCTGGGAACGGACAGCGGGACCGCGCGCAGCAGCGTCGAAGGGCTTTATAAAACGTTCAACGATGGGCTGCAGGGACGTAACAACGGCGTGCTGGCCGTAATGAACCAGATCCACGCGCCAATCAGTAAAAACGCTGACGGCACCGCTAACGTTCTTAAGACGATGGAAAAGCTGGCCGAAATCTTCCCCCGCCTTACTCCGCAAAACCAAAAAACAGTTGCTGATGCGCTGGGGCTGGATGCTGAAGGGCTTAAATTACTGCGTGAAGGGGCCAGATTTAAAGAGCTGCTGGCTAAGTCCGACGCCGTAGGGTTAACAGTCGATCCGGCCCTGAATAACCAGCTGGCCGGGTTGAACCGGCAACTTGTGGAAACGGGCGCGGCTTGGGACGGTTTTAAGCAAAAGCTACAAAACAAGTCTTACAGCGCGATCCTGTCTGATGGCTCGGTTAAGGATGGCATTCAGGGGGCTTCAGATGTTTTAGAGCATGGTCCGTCGCCCATTGCTCTTGGGCATTTGTTCGGGTTTAACCGCGGTAACGATTCAGAGATGATGCGACGTGCTCTGAAGGATAAAGACTTCCAGAAAACGCTAACCAATAGCGAGCTGGAAGATTTGTTCACCGGGCAAATGAATGAATCCGAACGCGGGAAATATCAGGTTCGTTATGGTCTTGGCGATGCCGCCAGCCAGCTGCAGAACGATTTGAATTTAGCCAGTCAGCCACAGGCAGGCAGCGTTAATTCACCCGCGACCGGTGCAAGCGTGAATTCCCCTGAAAACAGTGCAAGCGTGAATTCTCCTGAAAACAGTGGAAGCGTGAACCCCGGTGCGGCATCTGTACGAAACAATAACCCCTGGAACATTCGCTACGCGGGCCAGTCCGGCGCAGTACCGGCGGCGAACAACTTCGCGCACTTTCCCACACCTGAAGCGGGCGTGCTGGCAGCGGACCGGCAGTTGCAGCTGTATACCACCGGAAAGTCGGCAAACGTGGATCACCCGCTTAGCACCGTTGCGGAGATTATCAGCAAGGCGTCGCCGATTACTGACGGCAACAACACGCCAGAAATGATCCGCCAGGCCAGCAAAGAAATGAACGTTGACCCTAATCAGTCGCTGGACTTTACCGACCCAACGGTCCGGTCCCACTTTCTGACCGCCGCGTTTAACCGTGAGGGGAATAACCCGTACAGTTCAGACGATATTCAATCGATCATCCAGAAAGGTGGCGGGGAATCAGTTCTTTCACCGTATCGCGCGCCCGGCGCTGGCGCAGCCGCGCAGCCGGTTAACGACCCGCAGGCACTGGCCACCGCTGTTTCGAAAGCAATTAAAGAACAGGGGATGAAAGTCGAAGTCACGCTGATTAACGGCAAAAACGGAGAGCGCCAGTCCTACACGGCCACCGGCGGAAAGGTGGCAACGGCTATGCAATTCCCCTAAGTAAATCACACAAATCTAACCCGGCCATGCGCCGGGTTTTTTGTTTCTGGAGTTCGGCAAATGACGATTTTAAGCAGCGCCCTGTCGAGCCTTTTGGGCGGTTCCGGCGAGACGTGGAGCTGGCAGGATAACCTGCACGCGGCCTCATTTCGTGGCGTTCCGTTCGCAGTTCAGAGAGGCGAAGGCGAATTCGGACGACGCCAGGCGGTTCATGAATATCCCTATCGAGACTCGGTATGGGTTGAGGATATGGGCCGCTCAACTCGCCGGATCACGCTAACCGGTTTCATTCTTCAGAGCAGCCTCGTTTATACCGCCTCGGATGTGCTGACCCAGCGGAATTCGTTGGTGGCCGCCGCCGAACTGGCGGGGCCAGGAACGCTGGTACATCCGACACTGGGCGAACTGACGGTCAGTATCCCGGAAGGCGGCCTGCGCATTCATGAAAGCGTGGATGAAGGCCGGATGTTCCGCTTTACCCTGACAACCATTGAATCCGGGCTGAAGGTTTTCGCCATTACGACCGCGACAGACGCGGCTTCCACGGTAAAAACGTCATGGCTATCTCTAATCAGTAAAGCCGCCGCCACGGTGATTTCGGAAGTATCGGGCGATTTGCGCACGGTCACGCAGGCGGTTAAGACGCTGAAAAGCACGATCGCATTCTGGAAGAACCTTGTAACGAACACGATCACGCAGGCCAGCAACCTGAGCAGCACATTAAAAAGCACGTTCGGGACCACCCGTTACGGGCGTTACAACACCGGCAGCGTGGGCGGTAATTCTTCCGGGGCGACAGCAACCACGGATAACACCGCCGATACGGACGATTATGACGCGCTCGTCGCCACGCAAATTGCTGCATCGGTTCAGAACACCGCCGCTGTTAATGCAGCGCTTTCTGGCATTGATTCAACGGGAACGGTGGAGGAGTTTCCTGTTGCAGTGCAGGCCGTTATTACCAGCATCCTCGCCAGCGTCACCGGCATTGCGGATCTTATTACGATGCTGGAAACCCTGAGCAACTACAGCGATACAACTTACCGACAGGACAGCAGCGACACCAAAATCGCAAGCGCCGCCGGTATTTACCTGACCATCATCGCCGCCGGTGCGATGGCTTACACCGCATCAACCTATACCCCCGCCAGTTATGACGAAGCGATGGCGCTGCTAACCCGCGTCCGCAATTCGCTGGAAGCGGTGACGCTGAAGGCCGCCGATGCGGGTTACGACGACGTTTACCGGGAATTGCTGACCCTGCGCACGGCTACCGTTGCGACGCTGCAAAGTAACGGGGCTAGCCTGGCTCACGTCGTGGATGTGTCGTTTAACGCGCCGTTACCGGCTCTGGCGGTGGCGAACCGGCTCTATCAGGACGCATCGCGGACGGAAGGCGTTGTGAAGATGGCCGATCCCGTTCATCCGGCATTCATGCCGACCAGCTTTAAGGCTCTTACCTCATGAAAGACGATCTGACGCTGACCGTTAACGGGAAGGTGCTGTCGGGCTGGGACTCGGTGCGCGTCACGCGGAGTATCGACCGGTTGCCTAGTGATTTTGAACTATCCCTGATGGATTACTACCCTGGCAGCGACGACGCCCAGCTGGTTGTACCCGGTAAGCCCTGCACGGTGAAGATTGGCGACGATCTGGTTGTGACCGGCTATATCGACCGCTGGTCCCCGATGATTTCCCATAGCACGCACGCTGTGCGCGCTGTAGGGCGCAGCAAATGCGCTGACCTGGTAGATTGCTCGGCTTACTGGAAAAACAACGTAATCAGCGGCGCAACGCCGTTACAGATTGCGCAGCGGCTGGCGTCGCCTTATGGGATCACAGTGGCCAGCGATATTGACGTTGGGACCACGGTCCCACAGTTCACGCTCAACTGGGGCGAATCATCTCAGGAAGTTATCGACCGCATCACCCGCTGGGCCGCTTTGCTCTATTACGACCGGCCAGACGGCAGCCTCTATCTGACGCGCGTCGGCACGAAGAAAGCGGCTAGCGGAGTTATGCAGGGGGTAAACGTTCAGGATGCGGCCTACGACACAATGATGGACGAGCGGTTTTCGATTTACACCGGCGTCTCGATGTCTGTCACTCCGATTAATGAGGAAAGCGGATCTGATGCATACGAGGCGGTTGCCCTGGCTACTGCGACCGACCCGGAAGCGGCCACTATGCGTTACCGAAACCGCGTGGTCATTGTTGAAAGCACCATGACGGCAAACAACCAGGCACAAAGTTGCATTGATTGGGAAATGAACCGCCGCTATGGCCGCTCGAAGGTTTTGCAGGTGACGGTGGATAGCTGGCGTGACAGCGCCGGAAAGCTATGGGAGCCAAACACGCTAATCCCCATCTCGCTGCCCGTTTTTGGCCTGAAGGACGAGTTGTGGCTTTTAGGCGAAGTGACGTTCCGCAAGGACGCAGAAGGAACGGTGGCCGAAATGGTCCTCATGCCGCCCGCTGCGTTCAGCGTTGAGCCTTATCAGTTTTATCAGAATATCAGGGAGATCAGCTGATGAGCGATTTATCCCGGCTTTACCGGAATATCAAAATGATGCTGGGTATTGGGCGCATTACTTCGCTGAGCGATGACGGGCTTATCCAGACGCTGCAATACCGCACGCCGCTTGAGGTGCGCGACAAAACCCCCCGCATGACTGAATTCGGTTTTTCATCCTCGCCCCCTGTAGGAAGCGATGCGGTGATTGCTTACCTCGGCGGCGACCGTTCCAGCGCGGTGATTATCGCCACCAATCATAAAGGCTCCCGGCACACCGGACTTAGCGCCGGTGAAACGGTGATTTATGACCAGACCGGCCTTTACGTGAAGTTAACGGCCAGTGGGGTTGAGGTGGAAGCCAACGGGCAGCCGGTCACGGTATCGAATGCGACCACGGTAACAATCAACGCCAGCGAAGGCGTGGTCATGAACACCCCAACGCTCAAGGTCAGCGGCGACATCATCGACAACAGCGGCAGCAACGACGCCACGCTGAAGCAGCTGCGCGATGGCCACAATGCCCACACGCATGTTGTAAGCGGCGTGCAAACCGGTAGCGGGCAGGTCACGTCGGTTAAGCCAGGAGCACAGGTCGGATGACAGATATCAAAACCGTATGGGATACGGCAACCGGGACTGGCGACTGGCAGGAGGCCAACGGCGACCTGCAAAGTGGCGATGACCTTCAAACGGCGATTTATATCAGCCTTTTCACCGACCGGCTGGCCCGTTCGGATGATGACTATGACGGGCAAGACCGCAAGGGTTGGTGGGGCGACACCGACGCAGACTATCCGATTGGTTCGCGGATCTGGTTGCTACGCCGCCAGCGACTTTCCACGAAGGTCGCCACCAAAGCCGCCAGCTATGCCAAAGAGGCGCTGCAGTGGCTTATTGATGACGGGGTTGTCGAGAGCGTGACCATCACCACGCAGATCGTTTACCCCAGCCGGCTGTATATGGACATCACTTATGCGCAGCCCGCACGCAGCGCCACCACCGTTCAATATTATTGGGTATGGGAGAATTAACCGATGCCATACAACAGGCCCACGCTGACCGAGCTGCGCGCCCGAAATAAGAGTTTTATCCAATCCGAATTAAAAACCATTGGCAGCCTTTTACGGTTCTCAAACGTTGGCGTTCTTGGCGATATGAATGCCGGGATGGGCTACCTGCATTATGGCTATCTGGACTGGATCGCGAAGCAATCAAATCCCTATACCGCCACCGATGAATTCCTTGCTGCATGGGCAGCACTGGTCAGCGTCTACCGAAAATCCGCAGCGGCCGCAGCGGTATCGAACGTGATTTTTAATGGCACCAGCGGCAGCACAATCCCCGCCGGAAGCGTGCTTAATCGCGCTGATGGTTATCAGTACACGGTGGACGCAGAGGTAACGATCGGAACCACCGGCACCGGCACCGGCAGCCTGACCGCTGTACTGCCTGATGCCAGCACAGACGCCACCGGCGGCGGGGCCGATGGCAATGCTGACGCCGGAACGTCGCTAACACTTGATGCCGCGATTGCAGGCGTTACCGGCACGATTTCTATTACCAACGCGATCACCGGCGGCACCGACATTGAGGACGAGGAAGTTTTCCGGTCCCGCATGTTATCGGCTTATCAGCAAACCCCGCAGGGCGGCAGCGATGCCGATTATAAAAAATGGGCTCTCGCCGTTCCGGGCGTGACGCGCGCGTGGGTTAAGCGGCGACTGATGGGGGCTGGGACCGTTGGGGTTTATGTCATGTTCGATAGCGATGACGAATCTAACGCTAACGGCTTTCCAACCGGCACAGATGGCGTGTCTTCGTTTGAAACTGATTTCAGCGGCTCAATAGCGACGGGCGATCAGCTGTCCGTGGCGGATGCTATGTACGCCTCACAACCCGCGACCGCGCTTGCTTACCTTTGTTCGCCGGTTAAAACCCTTGTTCCTTTCACTATCTCCGGCCTTTCCACCGCTGACACTGCGACCAAAACCAGTATCGAGACGGCGATTGATACCGTGTTTTTCAACAACGGTGAGCCAGGCGGAACGGTTGACCTGTCCGATATTCAGATGGCGATTGGGGGAATTAGTGGGACCGGTGGATTCCTGATCACCAGCCCGGCCACGAATATCACGATGGACACCGGCGGAATGCCGGTGCTGGGGACGGTTACTTACACATGAGTAAATACAGCCTTGAGGAATACACCGGCGCGCTGCAGGCGCTTATGCCGGTCGGTAAGGTCTGGCCCCGAAATGCTAATGGCGTTCAGACCGCAGTGTTATCCGCGATGGCCGCCGAACTGGTGAAGAATGACACCGACGCGCTGGCACTACTGAAAGGCGCTTTCCCTTCAACGGCGACCCTCATGCTGTCGGAATGGGAATCAGCGCTTGGGCTGCCTGACGATTGCGCCATTGGCGAAACGGACAGTATCTCGCTGCGTCAGAAAGCGGTCACTACAAAGCTTACCGCGACCGGCGGTCAGTCTGTCGCGTACTTCATCGCCCAGGCAAAAGCACTCGGGTATGCCGTAACGATCACGCAGTTCCGGCAGGCGCGCGCGGGAATGTCCGGCGCAGGCGCAGCCTTGAACGGCGAGGACTGGCCTTTCGTGATGCTGGTTACAGCCCCGGAAACGACGATTACATATGCGCAGGCTGGCTCCAGCTACGCGGGCGATCCATTGCGTTCGTGGGGCAACAAGCTACTCGAATGCCGCCTGACCAGCCTGGCCCCGTCGCACATCATCGTCAAATTCGCCTACACCACCGCGAACTAACACCCCTTTAAACCAATAAATTTTCTTAGCGCCTTAACTGGCGAGGAACTCCTTTTGCATGAAAAAAATCAGCAGCGTTACTTCCACGGCCACCAGTGATGGCCTCTTTACAAACGGATCTGTTGCGACCGGTGTTTCACCAACGCTCCTCGATGCGGGATGGTTCAACACCGTGCAGAACGAGCTTGTTGCGATTGTGCAAGGCGCAGGCATGTCGCTGGATGACGCGAATGATGCGCAGGTATTCGCCGCGCTTAAGTCGCTTTTGCTGGCACAAAATGCCGGGCGATTAATCGGGGTAAAAGTATTCACCGCATCGGGAACCTACAAGCCCAGCGCCGGTACGAATGCGATCATGGTCGAAGTATTAGGTGCTGGCGGCGGCGGCGGGAATGCATCCGGTGCATCTTCCAGTGCCTACGCACTTGGCGCAGGCGGTGGCGGTGGCGGTTATTGCAAATCGTATCTGACAGTCGTTCCCGCGAGTGCCGCCGTCGTTGTAGGGGCGGGAGGTTCTTCCGCTTCCGTCGGCGGGCAGTCCAGTTTCAACGGAACCATGCTGGCTTATGGTGGAAACTTTGGCGGCAGTACGCTTTCGGGCGGCTGGGTTGCTGGGAACTCTGTCGGCCAGAACCTGAGTGCCAGCGGCGGTACAGCCAGCGGCGGTAATATTCTTAACGCCCCCGGTGGGGATGGGGCGAGCGCTCTTTATACCACCGGTGGTAACTGCGTGAGCGGCGGCGGCGGGGCATCGTTTTATGCTGGCGCCAGGCGTGGTATCGGCGGCAGTTCCGGGACAGGGACAGCAGGATCATTAGGTGGCGGCGGCGCTGGCGCGAACGCATCGGCAACCACCACGCAGTACTACGGTGGCGCAGGCGGCCCCGGTATCGTCATTATTTATGAATACGCATAAGGGTTGATAAAATGAGTCAAACAGTTGGGCGCTATGCGCAGATTGCTACCGGATCTAATCTGGTGGAAAACGTAATCCTGATGGATGCGGATTTTACGATTGATGGCTATACCTTTCAGGTGCTGGCCAGCAGTGATGCGTGCCAGCCTGGCGCGTTTTATAACGAAAGTGATGGGAAGTATTATCTGGATAGCACTTTCGAAAACATGGTCGGAACACTGACATCGGAAGGACTGGCTAACGTGGATGCGGCCGCGACCGCGACCAGCTAACCGCTAACGATTCAAGTAGCGTTCGCAATGGGCGAGAAACGCATCGGGATAATGCTAACCAGCATGGTGACAGGGACGTCTAGCACTTCGCAAATGTGCAGTAATTCGACAATATCCAGCCTTCTCTCACACCGTTCAACCTTGGAAATAAATGATTGTGGAACACTCATAGCGGTGGCCAGCTGCACTTGTGTAATTCGCTGAGATTTTCGCGCGCGCACAAGCGCCGCGATTACCGTGCGATAATCGTTAGGGAAAATTGATGGCATTCATCCGACCCTGAATATTCTAAAACGGACTATTTCCCACAAAGCAAAAAATAACCCAAAACATACTATTTTGTTAACACACAATCAGGGTGAGCTTTTGAAATATTTCCGGTACTTAAATTTACCGACGAACTAATAACCTGAAATGGAATATTTAGTTAAAACACCAACTCCTATCGGTTGATTATTAGTCGGAAAGTTGGTTATCCAATCAAAAAAAATCCCACCATATTTCCCCCGCCAAACAAAAAAGCCGCATAAGCGGCTTTCATAACTTTGCTCTATTGCGGCGTAATGGTAAATTACGCGTATCAACGTGTTCTCCTGTCGTAGAAGGCTCGTTGTACGCCCTTGCGGCTGGCGTGCTGCAAGGGCAACCTCTCTTACTTATCCCTTAATTTATTCTCAAGTTCAGAAATTATCCCATCCAATTCTGCGCTGCTGCCTGGCTTACCGGCTGCTTCCAGAACCGCCTCGATCCGGCGTAACAATTCCGGCGCAACACCGCGCAGGGAGATGTCTACGTTGTCACCGTTGTACTTCGCCGTCACCCCGTCACCAAATTTGCGCACCGTTGGCTTTGCTTTTTCCAGCTTTTCCGGCACCGATGCGGATGCTTTCAGCACGCTGATAATGTGGTCCGTTTCCAGCTTTTCACCAGCGGTGCGGTAAATCTGGAAGTCGGCGGCCCGCGCCAGCATGGCGTCGCCGTGTTCCCTGTAAATGCCGTACAGTTCGTCACCGGACCGCGCCGACAGCTCGGTCGGGTTATCGAACAGGCGGATCACTTCCATCGGCAGCTTCGCGGTATTCATGCATCGCATGATGATTTTGCGGTCCTTCTTTTCAGCCGTGGCTAGTGCGCTTACGTTCCCGGCGAACTGGTTATCCAGCAGGCGGGCATAGCGGCGACCGCGTTCGTAGGCGCTGGTCTGGCGGTAGTCATTGCCTAACTGCGACAGCGCTGCCATTTGTTCGTCGTCCAGGTCGCCCACCAGCACGCGGTAGTCGCAGCCCGTAAAAATAGCGGTCTTCCGTCGGCGGCTGCCATCTGCAACCTCAACCAGCCCGTTAACCTCACGCCCGAACGCCGGGATAAGCTGTCCGCCTGAGACGAACGAGGGGATCAGATCATCAAGTGCCGCTTCGGTTAACAATTCCTGGAGGCGCTCGTTCTCACCCCATACAAGCGTTTTGCGTTCTACCTGACCCGCCGGAACGGTGCGGAGGGTAAACTGCACCTCACGCCCGCATACCGGGATTGCAACGGTGCTGCCATTTTTCATGCCGCCCGCGTGCTTTATAATTTCGTTCACTACCGGCGCGGTGGCTGGCGCTGCGTTGTCGGCAGGCTGGCTTGTTCTCACCTTGCTTAGATCAAATTGTGGTGCGTTACGCATTCCCTTAGCCATTATGCGGCCTCCTCTGTATTCCAGCGTGGTTTGATTAAGCGCTCATAGATTTCTTCGCAGACCGGGTTCCAAATCTCCACCGCGTTGTTCCAGGCTTTGTTGGTTGAGCGCTGGTTCGCGGCTTGCTCAAATACCGTGCGCATACGAACCTGCCCTTTACCTACCTCGTCGGTCACGCGCACCACTTCCTGAAGCACCATATTGCCGAACGCTTCACGCATACACTCTTCCATGTATGCAGACTGGCTGCCCGGCGCTTTGCTGTATTTGGTGATAAGTACCCGAACTTCAGGCTCAAAGCCGTGCAGGTCAACGTTCGCCAGAAGGTCACGCATGGAAACGAAGAACTGCTGCGCTGAGCTGTAATCGTACATTTCTGCCGGTGTTGGCGTGATGATTACATCGGACGCGCACACCACATTCATGGTGCCGACGCCCAGGTTTGGCGCGCTATCAATCACCACCACGTCGTAATCGTCGGAAACCGTAGCGATCGCGGCGCGGAGTAACTCATGCGGTGCGGTTGGCAGTTGGCCCGCTTCTGCCAGTGGCATAACTTCGCTTTCAATGCGGTGAATAGCCAGGCATGCCGGGATAATGTCGAGGCTTGGCCAGCAGGTTGGCTTGATGGCGTAGTATGCGTCGGTGCGTTCGCCTAAATAGAAAGGCAGCAGCGTGTCGTCGGCGTGAATATGCAGGTCCGGCACATAACCATGATAAAGCGAGGCGGTCGCTTGCGGATCGGTTGCATCCACCAGCAGCACGCGGTAGCCCATCAACGCCAGCCACTGAGCCAGGTGGACCGCTGTCGAGGTTTTGTAAGCACCGCCCTTATGGGCCGCGACACCTACCGTTATGGCCGGCTGGTCAGTCGGGCGGCGTGGGGCCGTACCGAACACCTGGCGCATATAATGGATCTGGTCAAAGGTGTAACCCTCGCGCATTTCAGAAAAGCCGCGCTTCACCATATCCGGTACCGGCAGGCGGCCATCATCTTCAGCGTTGCGAATGGCCACCGGACTGACGCCCACTAACTTTGCCGCTTCCTGAATTCCCCACCGACGCGTAATGGTACGTGACGCAGGGGAGTCGTCCCCGAATTGATACTCCGCGATCAGCTTTGTCATTGCTGCTGCGCGGTTTATGCACTCATCTAACCGTGTTAAAAGACTCATTTGTTTCTCCTGTCGCTTTGCGTGTTTGCATTAAAACAACGAAAAAGACGCAAAGCAAGCTGTTTTCCGCAAAGTGGGAGCAATTTATGACCACCGTATGCGAACAGGAACCACGGAGAGAGCGCGCACGGTATCTCCTCAAATCTCTGTGCTCTTACAGGGTAACACCCCTAACATAATGAATTATCAACACTCTCCGCTTTAACAGACCGGGTAACGAGGCCCGGAGAACACACCGAAAACAACCTACCATTAACGCCCTCCCTAATCGCACGAATTGCACCCGCCTATAACGAAACACAACCACGGAAC